ATAGCACCTGCTCTTGCTACGTCGCCACCTGCTTCTCCAACAGGATCAACACAACCAATAACAAGATCATTTACTTCAGGACCTTTAAGATTATTACGATCCTTAATATTTTTAAGAGCCGTAACTAAAAGTTTTAATGTTGACACCTCGTGGAGTGACCCATCGGGCTTACCGCGTCCACGAGGTGTTCTTACACAATCATAAATGTAACAATCGGTCACCGTAACATCTCCATAGAAATAATTCTAGTTAGGCTTTCGCTAAAGTTCTGATCTGCTGAAATAATATACATCTTAGAACTATTGCGATCCTTAAATTCATCATACTTGCGGAACTCAACAATGTGTCCGCCAGTAGCAGCCCATACATTAACATTCATCCCGTCAGTTACTGGTCTGTTAGAAGTACGTATTTCATTAACAGATACAGGATGCGGTCTGTCTGACATTGTAGCACTATCTAGTTTACGCTGTAGCCACATAAAAAACTTATTCATTTACGATTCTCCTGTCCAATGCCCATTAGAATTAATAAAACATATAGTCCAGGCCATGCCCAACCGTTAAGATGTCCTAAGATATGTAGAATCATAAGAGTCACACCAGTGACTCCTAATGTACTAAGCCCTGAAGGGGCAGTTGGAAGTTTCATTTAGAGATCGCCTTCCTTACGGTTCTCACTATAGAAAGCATCAAAGTATCCACCTGGATATCTTGCTTCAAGTTTACGAACATTCTCAGCAATAACCTCGTTAGGATCAAGATGTAAAGCATTACAAGCGTTAATCCAGTACCACATAACATCGCCTAGTTCACGTTTCATGTGAAATAGTGTTTCTTCATTTAGTGGCTTACCTTGGAAAAAAATCTTCTTAGGAATTTCACAAAACTCACCGCATTCTGCTGCCATACCAATCGCTGAAGTAAGCAGCAACGGAACATTAACATCTGGATCATGGCTTTTAGTTTCAAGACTAAAGTTACCATCGACTTCGTCTAAGCGATTCATAAAGGTAGTAAGATCCTTACTTTCTTTACTAGTAACAGCTTCAACAAATTCTTTGTATCTGTTTAAATCAATATTGCTCATATTTCACCTGCTGTATAAGTGTCAGTGGGTTTCTTATCACTTGTCATCATTATACAGTCAGTGTCGACTCTACGCAAAGTAAAAATAGAGCCATCATCTTTTTCAAAATTAAATCCTCTAGTCCAACGTCCGTGTTCAATAAGAATCCATTCGCCGGGCTTAACATCTTCTTGTTTAGGACCAACAGCATAGACTCTAGCCCATCTAGGTTTAATACCATGCTGTTTCCCGTCGTCGTCTACAATAATAATACCACCGTGAGTTCGTTGTTCACCGAACTCCATGTCTTCAACAATTATATGATCAAGAATCGGTCTGATCGTTTTCATCTTTTGTCTTTACCTCTTTCTTAGTAGTTGTCTTTTTATTTGTAATCTGAGCAGGTTTAGATGCTTCTGGAGATTTTGGACGAACATATTGTTCATCTCGAACAGCATTAGGATTATTTTCGTAATACTCTGCCATAACATCTTCACGTTTCTTAACAATCTTACCACCTGGACCTAAAAGGTCACCTCTAGCATTCATTCTAGCATTACCTATAGCTGGTGCTAATTCGTGCTTTTGAGAAAGCAATTCCATGTCGACAATTTTACCCTGCATACTTCTATATGTTCTTTTAGCCATTTTAACTCCTATCTCAGAAATTCTCTGATATCTAGCTCGTATTTAATCGAATCGATCTTGTGGACACCGAGAAGATAGAGACAATAACTAGCAACGCTAGATCCTCTTCCTACTCCCCATAATATTTTATCTTCTCTCATTTTGTCAACCAGATACTTTAGGAACTTTAGAAGATCTAACATATTATGATTTTTAAATAATTCTAGTTCCTCATTAACTCTAGTTAATTCTATATCGTTTACACATAATGATTTAAGATAATCAACAATATTAAAATTTGTATATTCTTCGGGCATAAACCAGTTATTTTGATTAGTTAAATCAAAACTCTGTTGAGATTGATTATTTTCGAAGTAAATTTGTGGCAATGGCCAATCGGTTAATTTATTTTTATCAACAAATTCTATATAGGACATATATTCGAGATCATTCTCGTCTATTTTAGATAAAGCTATTTTTGATAAATTTCCTTTATAAATTTCTTTTATAAGATCTTGACTCGAAAATACAGGTTCACTTAGTTGGTTTAACTTCATCCTTACCACCTGTAATAATTTTAAATTTCTTTGCTTTTGGATCTAATGTTTCTGCTTCTTTAAGATCTTCCTCAAAATGCTCATTCCAGGAAAATTCTCCTTCATAAATCTTATCACCCTCAATTAACTCATCATAAGTTGCTGGATCTTGTCGAAGCCACCAAGGATAAAATTTAACATCTTCATTATCCCACCATTCCGCTTTTCCGGGCAACAATGTATGAACCTCAGGACCGTCATCATTAATAGTATAACGTACACCTTTTCCTAAAGCACTAGAAATTTTTACATATTCTATTACTAAATCCTCGCCAACAAGAACAACTAGTTTAGCATAGATAGCTGATCCTAATGTTTGATCGTTTAACATACCTGGTAATTCGATGTAATTATTTTCGAATTTGATTTTCTTTTCTTTAAAATCTTGATGTGTTATAATGATAGAGTTATTCATTAATACTTCAAAGAACATTCGAACCTTTTCAAAAGCAATATCATGTAGAACTGGATTAGCAGTTGAGGTATCGAATCCAATTTCGATATTGTAATGATTTATTAGGAACATATCTTCGACGTAAATAAGACAACTTACTTCGGTAGGCCAGGCGTGGGGAACAACTTCATTAGTCATACTTTAAATATAATATAAAGAATGGATTTAGTCAACTTTAATTAAATCGTTATACGGTGTATCATCGTCCTTGTGTTTAGATTTTTCAAGAACTCTTCTTTGTTGTTCCCATTTAAATCCATCGAGCATCATAGAAACTTGGTTAGCCGCACTTGGAGAAAGTCTTATAGCCTGAAAATATTTTCGTGTAAGTTCGTTAATTTTAGTTTCTAATTCTTGATCACTGAGATGAGTAATATCCGGCTGTAGAGGATGCATTAAGTGAATAATCCAACAAAGTCCCAATATATATGACTGCCGCCATCGACAGTCCAGAAGTCAAAAACAACTCTAGCAATAGTAGAAGAATTAGTTGCTCTTGGTACTCTTATAACCTTAGGATCAGAACTAAAAGAAGTGTAACCTCCAACAGCGAGCTGAGAATTAATTAAAGAAGAAGCAACAGGAATATAAGTGTTTCCGGATGGAGTGGTTACTTGAATAGTATCAAAACTAGATCCCTTTTGAAAAGTTACGGCCTGTGATGACCCAAATGTAACATATCTTGGAGAAACAGTATCTAAATTATGTAATTCTACTCTTACTTTTTGATATTTTTCTGAATCGGGGAAATCTGAGAAATTAAAAGTTAAATCACCAGAAATTTGAAATAGTTGATATGGTCCGTTTTTAAATTGAATTAATACAGTAGGGCCATTTACTGAACCACCAGTATAAACTTCTTCGGTATAATATACAGCATTGAAATTTAAAAGATTGTTTTTAGTAAAGTTGTTAGCTTCATTAAGTCTAGCACCATTTATCTGCAAGTCCTCAATTTCACTCTTTGCGGACTCGAAATTATTCCTAATTACGGAAAAATTATCTCTAAATCCCTGGCTATCATTGTCTCTACCAGCTATTGGATATGTTTCGTCGATACTTGTATATGAAATGTTACTAGCCATTTATAATCTCTCTTGCTGCAAATGCGATGTATTTATCGCCTACTTCACCCTTAACCGAGTCAATTATGACTCTATCAACGGTAAAGTCTATAGTTTTAAAATCTATACCCAAATTCTTAATATTATTAATAATTCTATCAGCATATCCGGGTAAGCAGTAGCATAGAATTACTGATTTTTGAAATCCTTGAGAAATTCCGCTGTATGTTTGTGGAGTTCTCATCCAAAGAGGAAGGAAGTTTCTCTCAGTATCTCCTATTTCTTGTATATTTTTTCTAATATTTGTAGTACTATTTCCGAATATATTAGTTTTGTTGCTATCACTGACATTTTGTCCACCAAAATCAGCAGTCATAACTTTGTCTTGTTTCCATATTCTACCTAAAATGTCTCTATCTGAGATGATTATGGTCCCAGCTGGCATAGAAGCTGCTAATGGTTTACTAATAGTGATAGTATTTGTATCTTTGTTTATATTAGTTATAATAGTACCTTTTCTAAAATATGAACCGTTCTGGGACATAATTATATCATTTATTTTCAAATCAATGACTGAATTTACACGAATAACTACACCAGCTGGAACAGATTCTTCGGTAACTAGTTCATTATAGTTGTCACTACCCCAGAGATCTCTTTGTGCTTGATTGGATGATACTAGTGAATTATGTCCGTGTCGTATATCTATAGTTTTAGGAATACTTCCAGTATTGTTTTCCATATTATCAAGAATCTCAACATAGACAGCTTCGTATATGACATTATTAGTTCCTGGAGTTTTAGCAATAGATTTCTTTATATTACCAAAACGATATCTCTTTTTAGAACTACGACCTAATGCTGCGGCATACTCAGCAGCATTTTTAGTTTCGATACCTGGATACATTAACATTTTTAATTCAGTTTGTACCCCAAATGATAAATCACTTGGACGATATATTAAGTTTCTTTCAAATATATCAGGGTTTGTAAAGAAATCAGTAAGTTCGAGTCTCTTTGAATTCTTTAGGAATGGTTTTACATAGATATTACTATAAAGTAAATCATTTGGTGTAGTTACACTGATAGTAAAGATTTTTGTAACTGCACTATATTGGAATTGATCTTGAGCTAATACAATAAATGTATAATCTCTGTCAACACTAGTATTGAAATTATCAAAAGAACAATCGTTATTATCAAATGTAGTTAAACCTGGAGAAGTTTCTGTAGCATATTGATTAACTTTACCTTGTATTGTTCCATCGTCTACTAGTGTTAGTCCAGGTGGAAGTCTACCACCAATTAACGTATAAGTTAATACAGCGTTTTTAACAGTTGTAGTAGCTACAACGGATAATTCACTAGTAAAATTCGCAGGAATTTCTCCAAGATCACCTGGAGTAATAAATCTAATAGTACTATCAACTTCGCCTATGATATCGATAGTGAATGTTTTAGCAGCACTAACTACGTAACTGAAGACAAATCTTTCACCTGCTGGAACATTTTTTAATAAAGGTGTATTTAGAGTAACAGTTTTTGTTCCAACATTAATTCCTGTTATAATTGTACCAGGTGTGATATATCCGCTGGCATTTGGAGCATTTACTAAACTGTCAACTCTTAAACTAAGAACAGAATCTAGTTTTAATGTGTAAGAACCTATAGAATTTACAGTAGAAGTAAATTTAGCAGTACCATAGATAGCATTTTCTGGATCATATCTAATTGCCCTAACAGTAAATTTATAACTCTTAGTTACTGCTGGCTGGTAAGGAACATCACCGTAAATCTCCCCGCTGATTTGATCTAGATTCATCCCTGGGGGAAGTTGACTAACAGTTCCGTCAATATTAACTGGGTCTAATACGTATCCAATAGTTCCTCTCAATGTTGAAGAGTCAAAAGTGTCTAGGTACGTTGTAATATAATTGTTTGCTCTTCTTCTGCCTAAGTAAGCAGGAGTTAACCATATTGGTTTACGTATTGGTGTTACGTCTGATGTATATGTATTGTTACCTACTTCGAGGAGTGTAGTATCAGCACGGAAGAAGTCATCACCAATCACATAGATACGGAATCTTCTATCACTATAGTTTAATCCATCTGATACTCTTACAATAAATTGGTAATATCTGTTTAATTTTCTCGGTATTCTAGTTGTGTCACTGTAATCAAATGTTAGATTATCAAATAAGAAACTATCAAAACCGTTATATGGTCGTACACCATAATCATAACCGAACTTATCATATAAGTTCATGTCATAATTTCCGTTAATATCACCTTGTTCTTTTGATAATAACGCTTCTGTAAATCCGGATATAATACCATCAGCAGACAGAGTAAGTCCTGGAGGTAATTCTCCCCCTCTAGGTGGAATATAATATGATATTTTTTGTCCTGTTGGAAGATCGTTGTCAATTGCGCTCAGTTGGTAATTAACATAATCATTGTCTAATACATATAAATTAGTGTGTGTATATGTTTTAGAGAAAGTTAAAGTTCTACCAAACGGAATAGTAGATACAATTGGTTTATCTAATGTTAATAATTTAGCAGTAGGATTTATAGATATTACTTTTGTTCCAGTAGTAATAGCATTAGAATATGTAGATGGTGGAATAACAATACTATATTTTTCTATTCTACTAACAGAAGTCATCTTAATAACAGTATCACCGGCGTTAGCATTTATATCTAAAACTTTATTAATAGATTCAGTACGTTCGCCCGAAGCACCTAAGGCTAAATCACCAGCCGGTGTGACCCAAACTGGAGCATCTGCACCTTCTACGGTAATAGAATATGTTCTATCAGATAAACCGTCTACATTGTTTGCTCTTATTACAAATCTAAATGTTTTTAAGTTAGCAACTTCATATGGAGTACCTACAATTTTTAAACCTTCAATTCTTAAACCAGGAGGTAATTGACCTGAAATAACTTCTAATGTTATTTCTCCTGGGAATTTAAGATTAGAGTTTGGTAATAATGGTTCTTGCCAATATGTTGGACCAATAATATAAGGATATCTTGGTAAATTTAGATCATCCGGATCTACGGTAACAAAGTAAGCATATGTACCACCTGGATATTCGGGAGTTTTACAATCTCTTCCATTAAATTGATCTAAATCACCTAATCCAGCAACATATTCATAATCTTCAATATATGTTCCATCTGGTATAGTTCCGTTAGCTCTTTGTACTTCTGTTAAACGGTAACTAGTCCTCATAACTTTGACGCCACTATTTGGATTACTTGGGTTGACGTAACCATAAGGACCGTAAATTGGATTACCGTCAAATGCGTATCCAATTAATGGACTATGTTTAGTATCATCTTTATCATATAATAATCTTGGATCAGTATGATAATAAAATTTTCTATCAGATTGTATTACACCTGAGCCGTCAGCAAAAGGACCCCATGGATCTGTGCTATCATCTTGATATGATTGTATAGGATAAAGAGCGTCGTTCTCTGTATAATATTCACCATTGATACTGGCAATTCTTCCTGAGTTAGGACTTCTAAAAGGTACACCGTCAATAGCAACACCAAAGAACCCGTCTGTTTTTGTATTAGTATTTTTTCTTTCAACAGGCAAATAATCACCGTCAACTGTGTAGCCATCTCTCGGAAATTTAAAAACATAATTTTGGGCTACTGGTTGAAATCTATTAAACCTATCAGGTTGCCCTAACCATTCTGTTTGAGCTAAACCGTTACTTTTAACCCAGAAGAATCCAGGCTCTCCGTAGTTAGGTAATATTGTCGAATCTACAGAATTTTCAAATTGTTGGGTTTCAACAGTACTTCTATCTTCTGTATCAAAAACAAGTATGTTTAAAGATACCTGTGTTCTTTCAGAAAATGTTCCTAAATTGCTATTTGATGGATAAGTCCAACTAGGTATTGCCATATGTTTAAGTTCCTATGCAATATTTATCGCAAAAGGAGTTATATAAAAGTACCGAGATCCATACCTAATTGGTTAGGAGAACTAAATGACCCCATATCGATGTCAGTTATTGCTAGAAAATATTGTATAGGACTAGTTAGTTGGAAGTTTATACTGCCAAAATCAAAACTTATAGCATCGTTTATATTTCTAACATCTAAACCATAAACAGTTCCAACTAAATTACCATTAAAAGTTCCATAAAAATTACTAGCAGTTATAATAGTTCCGGTACCACCAATGATATTATTTTCATTAAGATCTAAGTCACCACCTAATTGTGGAGAAAGATCATTAATTAATTGATCAGTACTACCTGTAATAGTTAAAGTATTTCCAACGATTGATGTAGAAATACCATTAGCACCTAATATGTTAACGGCTTGTGAAGTAGATGATGCTGTTAAATTACCTGTATTAGCGTTAAATGTAACAAATTTATTGGCAACATTATTAATAGTAACTTCGTTGACACCTTGTGTAATAGTGATTCCTGGTCCTGCTATTAAAGTCTTTAGTCGAAGGTCAACACCGATCTTTTCTTTGTATAACCCTATACCGGTTCCAACATTATGAATCGTGTTTGCTTGGCCTCCCTGTAGATCGAGCTCGTCAAAATTAGCATTTATTTTCAAAAATGCTGTACGAAGATCATCTCCAGTGCCATCATTTACATATTGACCGACATTAATAGTTTGTAAAGCCATAAATTTATTCCTCAGTAGTATTTATCGTTATGGTTAGTGTTTACCAACCATAACTTCAATTAATCCTATATGGTCTGAATCATAATTCTGTAGAGCTTTACCGATAATGCTACCTGGTTTTGGATCATTAGATGCCATAGCAACCCCTGGAACAACACCGACTACCATTAGATCTCCCTTTTCTACCTTACCAACAACTTTACATGGTACACGACCTTGTAATGCTACTAGATTTTTTAGTCCAGGGCATTCTTTAAACATTGAGAATGCAGCGTTATCGCTAACTACGCCTGCTACCTTAGTAGTTTTCAGACCGCTAGCAATTGTAACATCAAACTCACCACCGATCATTAGAACAGTACCAACATCGTAAATTTTATCACCTTGGTAGTATTCTGCAATATCAGCAGTATATGTTGATTCTAATGTACTTGATCCTAGTAGTGTCCAAGTACCGTTTATGCCCCAGTTACCATTAGCAGTCCAACTACCGTTTATTGTACTTGTAGTAGTTGAAACAGTACCTAATGTTAGATTACCAGTTAGTGACCATGTACCAGTATTAGTCCAAGTGCCGCCGTTAGTATTCCAAGATCCGTAAGTATTACCATTAACTACAGCACTTACAGTTCTTGCTGATATAGCAACAGTATCCTGTGGAGTACGAATTTCTAAGAACGGTGTAGCATCAGCACTTTGATTAAATGCTCTATTACCTTTAATGTTAAATTGTGTTGAAGCATTAATAATAGAAGCAGTAAAGCCACCGTCTGTAACACTTCTTAAAACAATAGTACCTTTATCAGTTGCGGTACTTTCAGTATAGGCACTTTGATAAGGAACAATACTAAATGCTCCAGCGCCTGTTCTTACAAGAGCGCCATTTTGTGTCCATATAGAATCAGTTTTATAAAGGGCGCCACCATCTTGTACAACTGTAGCAAATGTAACTTCTCCAGGCGTAGCAGTAGAAGCACTACTATTACCTATAACAGTCTTAGTAGACATTTGAGGTAACATACTTAATGTAAGACCGTTACCCTTTAGTGTAACATAACCACTATTTACAGTAAACGCACTAGTATCAAAAGAAGCAAGACCACTTGCTGCTTGTATTTGAGCAGCAGTTCCTGTTGGAGCCCCTGATCTTGCTGAAGCAAGAGTCATATTTAATTTACTTTGATCAATAGCAGCAGAAGCATTAATATCTGAGTTAATAATTACACCAGGTTGTATTGCTGAAGTAAGTGTATTAGTTGCTAATGTAAAGAGAACATCACCTGTTTGTGCTCCCCAAGTAAAGTTTGTACCATTGAATACAAACAATGAGTTATTTGTAATACTAGTAATTGGATTTGGAAGACTTACTCCTCCAAGTTCTCTTAACTCATTTTGAGCCGAAGTTAAGGTATCAACATAAAGTTTAGTAGCAGCGTCATAGTTATTAGTTGGTGTAGCAAGATTAATAATCTTGTTGTCGTTCATATCAAGAGCGCCAGCGTAGAAAATAAGGCTACTAATTGTTCCTGCGGTCGGAGTTGTTCCTCCTGTAGCAGTAAAAGTAACTGATGTAGTACCAACTACAGTTACAACGTAGACTCCGCTTGCGCCTAAGCTACCAGTTCCGTTAGTAGCAAGAATTTGATATCCTGCTGAAATACCAGTAGTAGATGATAGTCCAGTTATTGAAGCAGTCCAAGGTCCTGAGCCAGTAATTGATCCAACAGTACCACTAGCTAGAGTAGTTTTTGATAGCATTTTAAATGATTCAACATCTATTCTACTAGTTCCACCTTGTCTTCTTAAGAAATAATCAACATAAGTCTTAGTAGTAGCATCACTACCGGTTGTTGGATCTAGAAGATTTGTAATCTTAAAGCTACCCATATTCATATTAGCCTTCATAGACAACTGTCCATCTAAGCTCATGAACCCTGAGTTAACACCGGGTATTAATCTACCTGTTGCTGGATTAATTGCTGCGCCATTATGTGTTATACCTAAACGACGATCAATATATGTACGTACAGCTTGTTCGGTTGGAACAGTGTCTGTTGCGTTATCAAACATTGAATCATCAACGGAGAACTCAGCAATAGCAACACCTCTTCTAAATCCTAAACCGTCTAAGTTAGAGATAGCAATAGAACTAGAGAATGTAACAGTACCTGTACCTTGGTCAACTTTGAAGAAGTCACCAACTTTAAAGTTACCATCCTGATCAGATGTTACGTAGAACACACGACCTTTGCCGAGTTCAAGAATTTCAGCAGCCTGGTCTGGATCTCTATCTGGTCTACCAAAGATAACATTTGGGAAGTTAGTTTGTGCGTAACTACCAGTACCAACTTCAAGCATATCGTGTCCAGTAACACGTACAGTTGAAATTTGAATAGTAACATTACCTGGACTATCTGCTGGAAGAACACCCTTCAAGTTTGGATTGTTGTCCCATCCACCTTCTAACAGGCCTACTGGCTCAGCAAGTCCAGCACCGGTCTTATTATCAATTTCTATAACAGCATAAGGAGTTCCGTTATTTGTACTAGAAATATATTTTGTAAGTTGGTGGACTTTACCTCTCCAACCTGTTAACATAGTAAAGCCGGAGTTAACACCGTAAGCTATTCTTTCTCCATCGTAAACAGAAAGATCTCTAATAGCAAACTTATAACTTCCAGTAACACCCCAATAGAATCCTAGTGGGTCAGTAGTACCGTACATTGGTGTAATGGTTACGGTCATTGATCCTGTAGCAGCCGATAAGTCAACAGCAGTACCACCTGGAGTTAAACTTACTTTAAATTGTGTGGCACTAAATCCAGATAGTACAAAATATGTAGTATATGGTTTAATTCCGCCAAAAGTTGTACCGCTAAATCTAACAGTAGCACCGGTGTATAATATTGATGTGTTTGATACAGTTACGAAATCTGTTGAAGTTGTAACAGTAGCGTTAAGAGTTGTAAGAGTATAATCTGTTAAACTTTTAACAGACCCAGCAATACCGCCCACTCTTGTATCAGAAATTGTAAATCGGAATTCTGAAATGATACTCTTTACATAATATGTTGTTCCAGCCACAACACCGCCAGCAGTACCATTGAATTTAATAGCATCATTAGCAGAAATTGAACTTGTACTGAAGCAGTTAAATTGATTTGTTGAAGAAAATGCTCTATCAATACTTACTGTAAATGGTTGTGCTGCCTGATCAACTGAATCAAAATAAGTAGTCATTGTAACAGCACGGAATGTTTCTTTTAATTGTGTCTCACATTCACCGTTAGCAGCACCCCAAGTTACAGTTCCTTCTGAAAAAATATCTGTAGGAACAGTACTAAAAACAGTAAAATTATTACCATCTACAATACTTTGAACTTGATAATATCCTCTACTTGGATTACCATTAGTACCTCCTAGGAACACTAAGTATACTTCAATCGTTGCTGGAAGAGCAGGTATAGTTAATCCATGTGATGCTGATGTAATTGTTACTAAATTTCCTAATCCCGCCGGTGACCAAGTAAATGTACCAACTTCTGCGGAAACATTGCTAATAGCAATAACACGATTAATATAAGCCGGTGACTCATCAAATACGAGAGCAGTAGATGGACGAGTAGCAGTTTCTCTATTAATATCGTATATGAATAGTGATGAGTTTTGTCTCATATTAACTTTCATTCCGTCGGGTACTGCGGCTTGAACACCAGTTGAACCTGATCCAAGTCCTCCAGTTGCTAAGTTTAATCTGTAAAGTTTTGTAGAGATAGGAACTGGCAAATCTGTAGGTGATAAAATCTCTTGAGCATTATTAACAAGATAACGAATAATTTCTCTGTTTGGAGAATTACCAAACACAATTTCAATCTCACTACTATTAGCAAGTTGATATTCTGTTGTTAATTCATGTACATATAAGAAATTATCATTTTCTCTATTATAGTAATCGTTGATTGGTGCTCCTTCAGGTATAGTACCTGAATAAGTGAATGTTTGAATTACACCTCCGCTAATTGTACTAACAGTAACAGTTAAATCATTAACGCCGGATATACCTCCAAATAGTCCACCTAAGAATTGTATTTTACTACCAACAGCGTAATTTATACCACCTGAAACGAGAGTAACGGTGTAACTTGTTGTATCAACTCTAATATTAAATGTAGCACCGCTACCTGTTAATAGGATAGTATCTCCACCGAGAGCATAATAATAATCGTATGGTGAGTAAACTGTACCACCGATGACCATATCTTCTAATAGATAAACGTCATCTGGAATTTCTAATGGGAACGATCCCTTAGCAACAAGACCGAAGGCACCGTGAGCAGTTGAACCACCAACAGAACGAATTTGTCCACCAGTATCGGCGAAATAAGAAATTTGATTATAATATGTAAACACACCAACTGCTTCTAGAAGACCACCGTTAATAGCACAAAGTCCGTATCCTAGATCGTTTAATTGAGTATAGTCGTTACATAACATTGAGTTATTACCAGCAGATAGAAATTCTATGCTAGTACTTGGCATGAATAGTCTTGTAGAATCTTCTATAAGAGTATATTCAGGGTCATCTGGAGTTAGTGAACTTACATGAACTCTTGCTTGTCCGGTTTCTGCGTCATATTCTGTAATAAGATCAACTTGGAATCTCACGCCGTTAACATAAAAAGCACAAGGTAGATTAGGTAATCTAACGTCTAATCCGTCGATTAAAAATTCAGTTTCATTTACTCTCGAAGTAATGTTTGCTGTTAAGTTGCCGGCAAAAGCATCAACAAGGAAGCCACCTGCAAATATTCTTGCATTTATACTTCTTGAGAAAGAAGAAGAAGTTTGTACATACGGTGATTTGGTGAGTATTTGACCAAGTGGATCGAGTACACACATAAATCCACCGTGTTCTTGACATGATAGCTGACGAATAATAGTAGCATTATTCATCAAGAATACATCAAGTTCGTTATTTTGTTTTGAAGGATTAATACTACTATCTCTAGTTATGATATTAATCATAAAATCTACAAGTTGTTCGATAACTGATTCGGCTTCTGCCTCAGATACTTGACTCATACTTGTATTTTGAGGTAAAGCAGAAGGATATCTATTTTGATATGAAGGTTGCGGAGGAGCCTTGAGAATAACTCTTCTAGCAATGTAACTTAATCTTTCAAGTCCAGCTACAGTTTTATCTAGTTGACCTTCTTCATTATAAAATGGATCACTTGGATCGAGAGTAGGATCTTGAATTACTAAAAGAGCACTAGCACTTTCAAAGAAAGCATTTGCGGCTTCTAATGATTTATAATATTCGCCGTATACTAGGTCATAACCTATAGCATCAATTAATAATCCAGTATCTCTACGGCAAAGAGATTCGTCGTATATAAAATAATTTTCATTAAGATATGTAATAATCTGATCTTGAATACTAGTATTGTTAGTATTCATAAGATTGAGATTATCTAAAACCTCAGTAGAGATTGATGATGTTCCTGGGTAAATTCTAGTAGTTAGTAACCCATCATATGAAATTGTATATCTTATAAGTTCTACAAGGTCGGAAGCATATGTGCCTGCTGCTGTACTCCCTGGCTGACCACCAGCAGTACGTGAAAT